AGATTCACTATCCTCCAAAGACTGACAGGTGTATTGATAATCTTCCTCCTATTAATTATATTCTACACAAAATTTCAAATTCCTCTTTTTTTCAAAAAGAAAATAAAATTTTTAATTTTTTTTCAAAAAATGTGTTGACAATCCCATACCCCTTTGTTATACTAATATCCGTCGCAGCGAGAAAGAAACAATTCTCCATGAGAAACGCGATATGCGGAAGTGTCGGAACTGGCAGACGAGCAAGACTAAGGATCTTGTGAGCATTGCGCTCGTGTGGGTTCAAGTCCCATCTTCCGCATGTACTACTTAAGGTAGTATGATAAATATTTAATCGCACAGAGATTGATCTCTATGAAGTGCGATATGCGGAAGTGTCGGAACTGGCAGACGAGCAAGACTAAGGATCTTGTAAGCATTGCGCTTGTGTGGGTTCAAGTCCCATCTTCCGCATGTACAATTAAATATTTGATCGCGCAGAGATTTCTGATCTCTACGAAATGCGATATGCGGAAGTGTCGGAACTGGCAGACGAGCAAGACTAAGGATCTTGTGAGCATTGCGCTCGTGTGGGTTCAAGTCCCATCTTCCGCATTTTTTATTTTATCAAGAAATATTAAAAGCCTGCAAAGTGTTGATTTTGCAGGCTTTCTTCGACTTACAATATTTAGGAGATATATAAAGGAACAGCAAAAGTCTGCCCCTTTTTTGCCCCTCAGGGGGCTGTAAATTTGCCCCTCAAGGGGCAGAATCCTTGCCCCTAGTTTTCCTTATAAAAGAAGAAAAGCCCTTACTCTCCTGCGGGGCAACTTGCGGGATTGTAAGGGCTTTAACCTGGGAAGGTTTGTTGCTATCCTTACTGTAACAGATTCCTTCCCATTTGTCACGTTTTATCGTTCGAGATAGTACGACAGGCTTCGAACTTCACTCATGAATTAAATCCGTTTTACGCATTTGGTTGCAATGTTGATCCAACCAGCTCCAGACTTGAGGTAGCCCCAGTCACCGCTTGTTTTGATGATTGTGAACGTTCCTTTGCCTGTATAGCCCAGGATTTCTGCATCCAAGTTCGGATCTTTTCTGATTCTCAAATCATCGGCCGTGATCTGTACACGGAAATAAGCTTCAGAAGTGCCCTTCATATACACAGCCTTTCCATTACAATCATAAATAGTATATCCATCCTTACAATCCTTCTTTGCGTTTTCCAGGGATTTGTACGCTCCAATCTGGCTCTTAGAATCTGTCCAGGCCTTACGGATGCGGTAATACTTGTCCACAGTCACTGTTGGTGTAGTGATCGGAGCCACAACAGTTTCTGCAGAGATCAGCTGCTTAAATCTCTCCCAGTCTCCCTTGACCCGTATTACGGAAGGGCAGTTTTTAGCGCATACATCGTAGTGCCGTATTACTCGGCTGGCCGGAATGTTGTATTTCTTCATCAGCTGCTTGCACACATCCACTGTGTTCTGGAAAGCCTTTTCGTAATTATAGCCATCGTTCATACACATTTCAATTCCGATGGAGTTGTGGTTGTTCACAGTTCCGAACATCTTGCCGCCGTAATTCACGCCGACATGCCAAGCTCCGCGGTTGTAAGGAAGTGCCTGGTAGGCAGATTTATCATCCACAAATACGTGGGCTGAATAGCCATGGAAATTACCATTGTGCTGAGCTGAAGCATGTGCTTCCGCGTCTGCTGTAGCAGATTTGTTATCTGTATTGTGAATAACAATATAGAGCGGTGTCTGTCCTGCATAACTGTTATTGTTACTAATTAAAGATGTAATAATGTTCATTTATTTCTTTCTCCTTTCAAAAAGGAGGGCGATCACTCGCCCTCGTCAACCTCTTCACCATCTTTATTGATTGCCTTATCTGCCACTTCCAGTCCTTTGATCAGGATCTTTGGTACGTCAATCCCCATCTCCACCAGATTCTCACAGATGGATCTGATCTCATTTACTAACAGGGATGCCAGAACAAAGAAGCCAAGTAATGTGGTAATTCCCAGATTAACGCCGAGCGTCTTTCCAATCTCCACAAACACTGCAGATGCTCCAAAGGCTACCGCAATCATGATCCAGTAAGCCAGTTTTTTCAGGACTCCTTTCCAACCAGCCTTAGAATTTTCTTTATGTGCCAGGCGGGATTTCATCCAGCCGGTGATCCAGTCTGCAATGTTGAATGCCAGGAACAGCGCAAACAGGATCCAATGCTCTCCAAAGATATAGCTCAATACCGCTACAATTCCACCGATCACGGCGTTATATGTGTCTAATGCTTTCATGATGTATGTTCTCCTTCTTTTATTATGATATTTTTGCAGTCTTTTTCGATAAAAAAAATAAGACCTTACGGTCTGTCCCTGGGTCTATTCATATTATATGTCACCTCGATTCCAATTAAAAAGGACCGGTGGTGTTCCGGTCCATCATCATTTTTACAAAATCACTCGTTTCTTACGCTTTTTAAACTTTTCACTCTGTTCATTCATTACATCTAATATGGATCTGCTAGATACTATTTCTCCTTCAGAATGGCATACTGGGCACTTGTTATAATCTGTCTGATTCATAATCAACGTACTATCTTCTACTTCGTATACTTTTCCGCATTTTTTACATTTCATAAGAGTATAACTTCCCCAAGACATTCTTATCATCTCCCTTTGTAAAGTAATTTTACTTTAATAAAATTCTCGTTCCTCCATCTTATCTAGTTTTTGTCTTTGTTCCATCATTGAATGTGCTATAGAGCTTTCACTTATTATTATTCCGTCTGATCCGCAAAATGGACAATGATCAAAATTTTTATTACCAAATTCAAGTGTATCCTTTTTTACAATAAAAACTCTTCCACATTTTTTACATTTTTTTGATACAGTATATCCAAATGACATGACTATCACTCTCCCTTTAATATCGCCCCGTAATCACATTTTGTATATGGCGCAAGTGTTCCGTATGCTATTGGTATTTCTTTCACAACTTTTTCCCAATTATCATGAACTTTCTGCAAGTGTTTTATTCCCTTATCTGTTATTGCCACTTTCAATAATTCTGGATGAACGATATCTTTATATATTTCCACAAAAGAAATCAGTGAATCAAATGTTCTTTCAAAGATTTCAATCGTTTCATCCTCTGAATATATACCGCTTTGTTCTATTATACAATTCATATTTAGCATCATATACATAACCCTCATTCCAGGTAATGGATGATCCAATCTTTCAACAAAATTTATTGTATCTTCTAAGGAGCATTTATTAGCCTTTTTGAATACTTCGTAAAACTGCGAGTTTATTATAAAGATCGATATTAGAATATGGCTCATTGTTTGTACCAAAGAATCGACCGACATTCTTAGTGAATTATCTCCAAAATGCTTATTCAACATTCCTATAGATCTCAACTGCTCATTAAGCATAGATGCTATAGCACAGCAATCTGCATCATATTCCAGTGTTTGCCTTACTAATTTAGGTTCTACTCCTATTTTATTACTAACCTCACTTAATTTTTCCAATTGTAATTTTTTAACTAAATCGCAATGTCCATTTGTTATATGAAAAAATTCATGCAAATACAAATAAGCATAACAATCTTCAGTAATAAGACTTTCTATTCTGGACGGTATTACACAACCTATCTCCTTTACATTTTCAAACACCTTTCTTGTCACGATTGAATGAACATATTCTTTTATTCCTGAAAATACGCCTGTATTTATCTCAACAAAATATTTGTCTATATATTTATAAGCACATGCATTTATTTCTTCTGAATCATTTAGGATAACATTTATGTATGGATGATCATAATTTTTATCTGGGTTTAAATTTTCTGCTGTAATGTTCCTCACGTCGTTGTCCGAAAGTATTACTACTTTTCGATCCTCATAATATGAATTTATCGCTTTTTCAATTTGTTCCGCTTTTTTTATAATTTCTTCTGTTTCCATTTTTTCTCCTTATTGTACATTGATTTTTTATAATTACAATGATACAATAGAAATAATCATATAGCTATTGCATCAATAACCAGGATTAAGGTTGCCGCCTTTCTGGTTATTTTTATTTTACTCTCTCTTGCTATGATAAGCAATTTATTTCTGTTTTTCTGCTTTCCACTAGTCAACTAAAAACTGCCTTTAGTTGATTAGATTCCAAGCAATTTTTTGATTTCTGCGTAAACTCTCGGTACGTAAAATCTTTCGTAGCCCTCGTAGTTTGGATGCGTTCCGTCTCCTGTTGTGTATTTTGTTTTATACCCTTCATTGTAATTCAGACTTGGACAATCGTTGAACAAATCAACAATGCTAATGCCCCACTTATTCATTACCTTTACTATCGCTTCGTGTAATTTAAGGTAATACTGTCCATATGTTGTATTGTCGAGCGTCATCCTGTGCTCAATCACATATATTATGGGTTTTCCCGCCCACCTTTGGAGTGCCTTTTTGCACATGTCTTCCAATGCGCCATAAAATGTAGTTAAATCCAGCTCAGTAGAGAAATCCCCTGTAATTTCACCCAAAAAATTCGTATCGGAGTAATATTCACAATCATTAATGCTGCCACTCATAATTACAATATCAGCATCTATATCCATATCATCCAATGTATCATGGATACAACCAATATCCGTAACATCACCGCTTGCTCTCGGATGCCCCTGCGGTATGATAGCTCCCCAGATTGCATGATTATCAACTGTCATGCCATGAGCATCTGCAATTTGTTCGACATAGCCATGTCCCGGAACGCTATGTGTCGCAGCGGTAATGCTATTACCTGTACAAGTTATTTTTAGCCCCGCCAATGGGTCTTTTTCAAGTATTTTAATACGTTTCTGGTTACTTTCAATATTAGAATACATCACTGTAACGCTAGAATCATTGTTTGTATTTAATACCGAAAATTCCATATATACTGCATCTGATGGGATTTTAGCTGTCCCAGAATACATTGTATCACCGTAGGTGGGTGCTGTTGTTGCTATAACCATTCCTGCGACTTTCATATCTGCACTCAAAAACAATATCGTCGGAATATCTACGTTTCGAAAAGCAGTATATGTTATACTTTTAATGCCATATGGAATAGCAAATATACCAGTCGTCGATAGATTATCAGCAAGTTGCAGTTTGCCATTTTTATCGTAGTAACTTCCTTTAATATCAATTCCATCGGTTATTGTATATTTTTTTTCATTATAAATTTGATTATAGTTTTCTGCGATATCAGATTCCATATGCTGAATATTGTTTTCAATATTCTCAATTTTTTTAGCATTTATATCTGATTTATAATATAAAAACATACCAGCTATTGATAATCTTTCATCATTTGGCGCATCGTAGCTAACGAAACTGATACCATCAATATTTTGGGGTATCGTAAATTCACCACTTTTATAATTAGCATCCGTATCACCCAATAACGAACTTTCTTTGATGTAAACGCCACTTTTGAAGCAGGCTATATATGGCGCAAAGTTTGTAGGAGATCGAAGATACGCATATGTTACTTTTGTCCCGGGTTCAACTTTAAGAACTCCGGTATGTTTATAGTAAGCATGTGATGTGATTGTTCCATCTTCTACATAAAATCCATTTATCCATTCAATATCTTTTCCAGAAAACGTCTCATTTTTTTTAACGATTATTGCAGTATTAATGTCCACAACTTTTTTAGCATTTTCTGTATTTTCTTTGAGTTGATTTTCTATTTTTTCATTTTCGTTCTCTAATTTCAAGATTTTTTCTTCTTGCGAATCACTTTTGGCTTCAACCGTCATCAGATTAGCCGTAATTTTACTTACATCATTTATAAAGTACGATACAAAAGATACACCATCTACATTCTCGGGAACAGTAAAGGTGCCAGAAGAAAAGTCCATGTATGAATCTCCTTTTAAAGATACATCATGCATATACTTTCCGCCTGAGAAGCAGGCAATGCAAGCAATATAGTTTGCAGGAGCGCGGAGATTTTTGAAAGTAATCGTTGAGCTTTGAACAGTTTTGAATACTTTCGAATGTTTAAAATATTCATGAGTATGGACTGAACCATCTGGTTCGTACCATCCATTTTCCCAGCCAAAATCATTATTCGAAAGTGTTTTTTCAACCTGATTATATACATCTTCCTTCAGCGAAGCAATTGCCTCCCCCGTTGCCGCAGCCTCAGCTGCTGCCCCTTCCACTTTCAGGCTTTTATCAATTCCCTTATCGTTGTTTCCGATCCAGATCCAGGAGGATCCATTCCAAGCATAGTAACCGGGGCCGTGGGTTCCATCACCGTCGGAACAATAGTAATAATCATTTTCCGCAGCACCTTTTCCCGGAAGAGCAGCGTAGGTAGATGAGCCTTTAAAGCGCAGGGCACCGCTGATCAGGTTGTTCTTCTTCATTTTCTCGATCAGCCAGTCAGCAATTCCGGAAAATGAGACGCGCTTATTGTTATGTGTTTCGGCATCTTCCAGCATCAGCATATCTTCATCTGCAGGTTTCTTTTTCAGTAAGTATTCAATCCATTTTGCCATTATTGGAACCTCCCTATATGATCAAGGTGAGTGATCAACTCAATCCAACTTATTTTCTTTGATGTATTTTTCAATGGCAGCCACATGCTCCGCTACCCCATCATCCAGAATCAGGAAGTTTCCCCTTAAATTCTGTTCAACCACCTTTCCGCTATCCTTATCGATGGTAGAATAAGAAAAAGCGATCCGGTCGCCTTCCCCTGTTGATAATTTCATAAAACTGGTAAGTCTTTTTACTAAGTTCATAATAATTCTCCTTCCATCTCAGCTATTATCCTTTCCCTTTCACCAAACATGATTGATTCAAGGTTGTAAGTTTCAAAATCAACAGTACGGTCTTCCTTCCCGGAATTGAACCGTATATACTCTTTGTTCTTCTGTTTGGCTTTTAATTCCCAGGCAAATCGTAATCCTGGTGTTCCCTGGACAATAAAATAGGCATCTGATTTTTCAGATACCCATGACTGCCCTTCTCCTTCATTCTGAAGGAACACATAGTATTCAATTCCTGTTCCCGTAGATTCCCGAAAAACATCATCAATTAAGACAGCAACAACCCCATCTTCTCCTATCACGCCGCCGCCAAAATCCCCAAGCGTAGGTGTTGGAGTTTCGTAGCAGTAGTAAGCCTGTTCCCCGTAGTTTTCTGTGCTTGCCATTATGGATTTGGTGTATGCCGAAGATACGGAAAAATCACCGTTTACGGTAACATCACCGTTGAACTGCGTTTGTCCAAGCTCATGCTGCGAACCATCAGTCCATTCATCTGAACTTAAAGTCACATGAGATTTTAAGCGAAGCCCCCTTTCTTCATTTCCAATTATTCCACCAGCGTCCATCAGAAGTTCTCTATCAGAACTATATCTTCCGCCAAAATAGATAGCTGGAAGATTATTTTCGCTATAACTTGCCGTAATTACTAAGGAATTATCTTTTTTATCATTTACACTTTCTCTTCTGATTTCTGTATCTGCTATGGCAAATCCAGCTATAGTTGCTCCTAAAGAGCTCAATTCTTTTACCAGTATCTTTTCAGCGGTTACAGAATTGGAAGCCAATGCTTCTGCCGTAACACTAAGAGCCTTGATATACTCCCCGTTGAGAATCAGCTTGTCACCGATCATGTATATTCCCTGCAGCTCGCCATTGTTTGTAAGCATGTTGAAAATATCCAGGGATGTATAGCCGAAGGTTACCTGTGGCCGATATATGCAGATGTTGTGCTTGATACTGGTAAATCCTTTGATCTTAAGCTGCAGCTTTGCTCCGGAATTCATCTTGGAAACATCCACAGAATAGCTGTACTTTTTCCAATACTGAACCTTTGGCGTATCGATCAAGGTTCCGTTGAAATATACCTCTACTTCTGCATAGGTATAATCCGTGAATATTGTTCCATCACCCTTCAGCCAGAATGAAATATTATATCTTCCGCTTACTGCAGATATCGGGTTCTCTACAATCTTACTGGAAAAGAAAACATCATCAGCTGACAGATCAGAAAGCTGCAGCGCCTGGCTTTGTCCAGCCGGGTCTGTCTGGCTGTAGGAAGGAGTTCCGATAATGTCCCAGTATTTGGATATATCCTCTTGTGCCAGTCCATATCCCTTCAGAAGATTCTCTGTCTCCCTGGGGAGCTCCTCGATCTTCTTTCGGGCTTCCTCACTGGCAATATCTTCAACACTCTTGCCTTTAAGTGAAAAATTAGTAACCGCAAGGCTTACATTTCCTTTGCTGTCAATCTCCAGGGTTACCTTTTTATCATCATCAATAACCTTAAGGCCACGGCCATTGATCAGATTTCCGGCAAGAGTTCCGGATAAAATATAAGTGGCGTTGATGTAGAGCTTTCCATCCTTGATGTAGATTCCCTGCTCTTTTCCACCGTTGGTCAGCTTGTTGAAGATTTCCGGCTGTCCCAGGCTCGTATCATATTTCTTGATGGCATCTGCAACGTCATCTGCGTCCACGTACTTGAAATTGATCCAGTCTTCCGGAACAAAGTCACCATCCACACGGTTCACCGTGGAAGTTTTCAGAGATGTTTTGCCTTTCTCATCCGTAACGATCCAGAAATCACCAGCGTTATAAGGTGGTTTTGGCTGCTGCATCCACACAGTGCATTTTCCATCGATCTTATCCAGCAACTCATCCGGGATGGAGTATGGCCGCCATTCACCTGATATGTAAGTCCACTGGGATTTATCTTTGGTACAGTACCACAGATCACCTTCATGTTCCGCTTTCTCGGATTCCCAGAAAAGGATAATCTCATTCCCGTTTCCATCCAGAATCTTGTTACCATCTGAATCCAACCACGGGGTTTCTGTGATTCTGGTCCATTCCAGGGACGGATCCTTATCCTGGTACCAGGTTTCGATTTTACCATCGAGACGGGATTTAATGCCAAGGATATCGGAAAGGTACGTGTTGTTGATGAAATCGTCTAGCTGGTCTTTCGAGATGCTGGAAAAGTCTTTGCCCTTTATCAGAAGTTTTGTAACATTCGCATTGAATTCTCCTGTGACTGCGTCTATCTCAAAGGTAACATTTCCAGAATTGTCTTCGGCTTTCAGTCCTCGTGTATTGATCCATTCAGCCCGAATACCAATTGCATACAGAATATTAAGGACTGCATCTCCATTTGAATCAAAGCCTGCTTTCCAGGTATTTCCGCCATCAGTTGAAAGAAAGAATCCGTCTGCCGTTGTCTTATAAATAACCTTGGATTCTTCCAATGTTGGCTTATTATGCCTGTATGAAATAATGGAACCATCATCCTGAACTTCTTCTGTATAGTAAAATCCCAGAGTATTAGCCGCCAGATCATTCATCTGCTTCAGTTTTACATCGTACCCAGACATCCGCTGATGTACTTCTTCCTTTGCCAGTTCCACCAGTACGCGGTTCTCGTTTGGATATTCTGTTTCCTGCTCTTCCACGCTCTTTGCTTTGCAGGAAACATTTGTAGAATCCGCAAACAAAAATTCAATATCCGTGGCGTAGGACCAGTAAACGTTTCCCCGGTAATCTTCAAACTGGATAGCATCACCAAAAGTTGTATATCCCACTGGAATGCTGCTTAAGGAAAACGGAAGGAGCTGAAAGCCAATCAGGATCTTTCCGATTCTTTTTACTCCGTCCTCTTCGTTTCCGGACAGCAGCTGATTCCCTTTTAACGTGATCATGTAATCATTGGATCCATATACGTAATCCTGTTCTTCTGAAGTGTATTTAATCCCAGTCACAGTGATTATATCCGTATCTGTCTGTACATCATCCACGCTGGAAAGCTTAATTCCAGTAAAATTAGTTTTATCTATCTTCGGATAAGATACAATCCGCAGCAGATCATTCTCATCAATCCTGGCATTGCCACCAGCAAGAGCTGCAATCATTCCGATCACAGCCCGGTGAGTGGTGGATGTTGGCTTTTTCATTATCTGGAAATCATCATTCGAAAACGCTGCATCTCCGGCCACAATTCCGCAGGTCTGACAGGAATCCCGAAGCAGCTCCCCCGCTGTGCAGGGAAAAGTAAGATTGGTATCATAGCTGCGGTCTGTTTTGCTCATGTAATCCAGAAGTGTCAGATCTATTTCTTCGTCAATTGTGGGCTTTTTGCACACAATAAAAGACCCTCGTTTGAAGGTCTCTATTTTTCCGTCCGACAGTTCCAGATTCATATAAATAACAAACACTGCCCGGTTAAAGCTGTAACCGGAGAACTGGTTTTCATCATTCACCAGGGACAGCGTTGCTGTCTTTTCAATGGCCACGCCTACCGGAAAGCTACTGCTATCTGCAGAATCTACAATTCCGTTTCCGTCCAAATAAAAATCTTCTTTATTCAGAGGCAGCTTTGTCCCATCCGCAAGGGTAACATTCGCCGTCACATAGTAGTTCTGGTTCTCTTGTGATTCCTTCAGGAGCTGATTCGATACATTGATCATAGCTTTTTCATTCTCCTTACATTGATCGATAGATCTGTCCACTTCTCATTGTTCTCTTCCAAAGTCTGCGCAGCCATATTGTAGTTGGAGCAGCAAAAGGTTCCATCAACCCATTTTCCAGGAATCCTTGGGTCTTTATGATGGAAAGTGAAGCTTTTCTTATCAATAAGAGCGTTCAAGATCACCGCAATTTCTTCCCAGGTGAGTGTGCTCCAGGTAAGATCGTATCCAGCAATTGTTCCCATTACAGAGTTATGCATTGTAAGTTCCTGATCACGTTTCGATTTCTTTGTACTGGTAGTCGCAAACACTGGTTTGTATGTCTCAGGATCTGCTATTGCAATACCATCGATTTTAAAACATTCCATATCCTGGACACCTCCTAATCTTCATCCAGTTTAAACGGATTCCTGCCACCGTTACGGTTTCTTCTCATTTCGCCCTCTTCAAGAATAATGTCCAGAAGCTTTCTGCCAGATGCTGAAACAGAAACATTGTACGTATTTCCATCCGTCTTGCCGCCAGTTTCTTCCCTTATGATCTGTCTGATCAGGCTTTCCGGGGCTTCCAGATTCCTGCCGTTCTTCTGATCTCCCAATACCGCCAGGAACTCGCTACGCGGCGGAATTACGGCTCCTGTTGCCAGGTAAGGTACTGTGTTTACCTTCGGAAGATTCAGGTGGTAATCACCCCATCTACGTCCTCCATTCGGTAACTGTACATTGTATGAGAAGGTAAAGCCACGCTCGATTCCGCTGATGGAGCGGTTGATATTGCCGATTGCGGTGTTCACCTTTCCTACAGCGTTATTCATAATATGGCTAATGTAATCCGGAATGCTGGAAAAAGCACTCTCTACACCGGATGCCATCATGGAGCAATTATCTGCCACCCTGGAGGACATGTTCTGAACAGCCTGTACAACCGTATTCTGGGAATTGCTCCACTTCTGATTAAAATCATCTTCGATAGAGCTATTGTAGCGGCTCACAACGCCGTAGACTTCTTTCATCTTATCGTAGGTGTACTGACCAACATTCTCCATAGCCCCAGTCGCGAAGTCCTCTGCTGTGGACCAGTTACGGTCTGATGTGGAGCTGATGTCTTCAGTGGAATCCTTTACGGATTTTTCAGCTTTTGACATGGAATCTTCCGTAGACTTCTGGATGCCAGCCATGGCGGCGCCTGCTGCCGCAGAAGCGGCTCCCATTCCTGTCTCAACAGATTTCTTGGTATTATCCATAGAAGTCTTTGTGCTGGATTCGGTCTCACGGACAGCATCTGGAAATACTTCAGCAAAAATCTTCGCTACAGATTCAGTGTTGATTCCAAGTTCTTTAGCACGTTCCATAATTCTATTAAAAGCATCCTGTGCGGTACCGCCGGAACTTTCTGTCTCAAGCAGTGCCGTATCAAGCGCAGTTACCTGATCCGCGCTAAGTCCTAACTGTGTCTGCAATTGCGGGAGAACATTATCATATAAATCATCAATGGATTGTTTACTAAGATCAATGGATCCTGCCATGTTCGTTGTATTATCACCCAAAGTCTTGATGGCTTCTGACAAAATATCAAACATGTCGTCTGTGATCAATCCCTGCTGATACATGGAAGAAAACGCCTGTTCAGCCTGATCAGATGTAACTCCCATCTCGCCCAGCTTATCAATCAGCTTCTGTGTGGCACCAGCTTTATCCTCAGCAGACATCCCTTCCTGCTCCAGGCTTTCTTTCAGCTGCCAGATTTCTTCTGCAGATCCGGAGATGATATCTCCTCTTCTTTGAAGAGCCTGGATGAAATTATTCATGGTGTTGCCAAATGTACTGCCAATGCCATTTCCACCCTGCATAGTTTCTACAAAGCCAGCCAGTTCAGATGTTGCTACCGTTGCTGCTCCACCAACAGCTAAGATCAAGCCTGCTGTTCCTACTAATGGTCCAAGAGCAGTTGCAAAATCAGCTGCACTGGTCGCTGCTCCAGAAAGCGCAGTACTCAACATGTTTCCAATTCCGTCTGATATCGCAGCGGTAGATTCTGTTGCTATCATTCGATCTGCGATTTTTCCGATGATCCAGCCTACAAGAATTTTGATTGGAGCAAGCAGTGTTCCAAGTTTTATGGCTCCGAAAGCGGCTATAATTACTGCTGCGATTTTCCCTGGAAGGCCTTCACTTTCCCAAAGTCCCTGTAACGACCATTTAAGACCGCCTATAATCATTTTCCCGGCTGTCCACAGTAGTTTTCCCCATGGCAACTGGCCTAGGAAGTCTCCAATACCTTTTCCAAGGTTATAAAATGTTTCTTCTGTAATGCTGGCGGTGATACAGTCACACAAATTACTAAGAAATTCGCCAAACGCTTTTCCATTTTCCTTCCACTTGATTCCGTTTACAGCAGTTTTAATACCAGACTTTAGGTTTTCCTTAAAGCTTTCCCAGTCAAATTCATTGTCAAAACCAGCTAAGATTTCGAATGCTCCGTTGATCACACCTGCCAACGCTTTTGCAATATCTGTAAAACTAATCTTACTGAATGTTCCTGTCATGGCTTTGCCAACAGCTTTTCCAAGCTCTGTCCAGCCTGTTATGCCGGCACCGTTTTTCTTGGACATCTCTGTCACAAATCCGGAAAGCATTTTCCATGGGATCATAAACTTGTTTCCAAGCAGCTCTCCAAGTGCAGTCCAACCGATTTCTCCAATAGCTCCGCGAAGCCCTCTTGCAATGCTGACGCCAATCTTATTGAAATCAATGCCTCCATCTCCGATCAGAAGATTCAGCGTATTAACCGAAGTGTTGATTCCTGCGCCAAGGGTGCGTCCCATCAGTTCCCAGTTAATGTGATCAACCAGGCTGTTGAAGGTTGTAGTGAATGCAGTGATAAACTTGGTAACCTCAGGACCAACATTGTCCCAGCTGATAACATTATAGATTTTCTGCAGACCTTTATTGATTCCGTCTGCAATATATGCGCCCAGTCCTTCCCAGTCCTCGTTCTGGACCAGTTCTTTAATCTTATTTGCGATTCCCTTCAGGGAGCTTTCAATAGGAACTTCCTCAAACATATCCGCAGCGGATGGGCCAGTATAGCCACCGCCAGAACCGGTTCCATCACTGGAACTGCTGCCGTCATCATATCGGTTGATCTCATCAATCGGACTAAGATATCCTGTCAGGGCTTTGGCCGCTTTCTTAGCACTGTCCGCCGTTTTATCCAAACTGGCCGCATAGTTCTGCTGTACGGCAATTGCCTTGGCGAATGTTTTCTGCCCAGTCAAGGCCGCGATCAGCATTCCCACCCGTGTTACTGCCTGGGAAATTAAGTTAATGAACTGTACCAGAATAGGAGATACAACCGTTAGGAGCGGAGCAAACGCAGTGGCAAAACTGTTCTTTAGCAGCGTAAGTGCTGACTGCAGTTCTGACAGACTTTGATTTACTTTCCCTGTATTGGTAAGCAGATTGTGCTGTGCAAGGTTCTGTATTCCCTCCGTAGCTGCACTTCTAAGCTTATTGAATAATGCAAACAGGGTACGGATCCCAAATGCATATTTCATCAGATTCTTAAGGGACAAAGTGCTCTTGTTTGCTGATTTATGGATGCCAAAGATACCACCGGAGATCTTCTGCAGGCCGCCAACGATTGCTCCGGATGCAAGCTGCATGAATTTTGACATCAGTTTATCAAGAGCCTCCCACAGTTCATGGAGCTTTCGCTTCATACCGGTGATTCCGGATTGCTTTAACCTTTCGGAAAGACGTGCAATAGATGAGGAAAAACGATTGGTCTCTTCCTCATCCTCAGTCAGCCATCTTTGATACTCTTTCAATTCTGCATTTATCTCAGAGATCCGTTGTGCATTCTCATCAAATTCTTCATATCCAAATCCAAGTCCTGCTGCTTTCAGTTCAGATTGCCTCTGTGATAATTCTTGAAGTTCTGCATTCAAAGCCACAATTTCTTCATCCGAAATTTCCGCGCTTTCAGCAATCGCTTCAAGCCTTTTCGCTTCTTCTGCTGCCCGAGCTTCTTTAGCTTTCGTTTCTTCCAGTTTGTCATTTATTTCGCCTATCCTGGATTCAGTAGAGGCAAAAGAAGTATTTAAACGGTTGTTCATATCATCCAGGCGCATTTCTTCCGCAGTAAGTCTGGAAGCTGTGCTCTGATATTCAGAAAGGCTGCGCGGATCCGCGTAGGCAGTACCAGAACTTTTCATTTCAGCCTGTTTTTTCTCAAGCTTGCTTATGTCTGAAATTACTTTCTGTAATTCCTCATCCATTACTCTAAAAGTATTTGAATTTTCTGGAACACCTAACTTTCTCCATTGATTCAACTCTGCCTCTAATTTGGCACTTTTTTCATAAAGACCATCTATTTCTTTTCCTAACCGCTTGTACTCCTCAGTCTCAATCTTCTGATCAGAAAGTTCTTTCAGCCTCTTTCTCAGAGCTTCCACCTTCTGCTTCTGTTGTCCATACTGATTATTCAGTTTGGAAATGGAATCCAGCTGCTTCTGAAGGGCGATCTTAGCCTTTTCCCCAAGACCTTTCACAGAGGAAGACATGCGCTTGACAGAAGCCTCTATTTCCTTCATTCCGACCTTTACACCTTTTTCATCTGCATTTGCTTCGAGAGTAATTGTTCCGTCTGCCATGTCCTCACCTCTTCAATCCAAACAGTTCCCTAAGAGCTGCTTCTTCCTCAACTGACCTTTTCTTGGTCTCGCCCTGGAGATCTATCAGCTTTTTATTCTTCCGGTAAAATTCCAGTTCCCATTTTTCCAGCTTCTTGCCGTTCATTTTCTTCTGGCGGATCTGAAGGATCTCATGGAAAAGCCCTTCTGAGATTTCCATGTATGCACCCATGAACGTCCACCAGTGCATGTACTTCAACCGGATATCTTTTCCCATATTTTTATTGATTGCGGAAGCAATCAGAGGGGAATCCTTGTCCCAGTCCATTAACCTGGCTTTGCTTTTCCCCTCACCACTAATTCCGCAGTCAATAAATACAAACGCTTTGTCAATGGCCTCCTGCAGATACTCATTCGGAATCTCTTCTGCATCCAGAAAAAAGATATCGAAGAGAACTTCTATCCTGTCCTCTTCATTCAGCTCCGGATCAGCCATAGCCCGAAGGATATCCAGGATTGCACGAAAATCTGTCCGGATCCCATATTGCACACCGCCCAATTCAATAGAATCTGGCAGTTTCCACATATCATCCATGACGGCGGCGCTTCTTTGTATAGTTCGGCTTACGCTGCTGGTACTTCTGGGTGTACTTGCTAACCCTGCTCTGTGTTCTCTTGATCCGGACATCAAACTCTTTGTTAATCACATCACACAGAGTGTCCATACACACTTCCACGAAAAGTTTTCCGTTCGCCATTGGAGAAAAAGGTCCCATGATGGAAAAGAAAGTGGAACCGGTATCTGCTCCCATCAGGTAATCCATTTTTTCAATTACTCTCTGCTCACATTCATTCACAGTTTCCTTTTCATCTGTACTAAAGTTTGTAAAATACTGCTGCACTTCCTCGTATCTGGAAATGATGTTGGTGTCTGATGGACGGAAACGGAAAACTGCCAGATTCTCACCGTAATGATTCTTTATGTCATACTCCTTGCTACCGTCATCAATGACAATTGTATTTGTGTCCTGGTTCTGTATCTGTTCCATGATTCCTCCTGAAATAAAAAAAGTTAGGGGTACCATTGGCACCCCCATTTGATCTTGTTCTTTTATTCGGCAATCTCTCCTGCAGTAAATACTGGATTTCCTGTCTTGAGTGATTCCGCTGTTACGTATCCCTTTGTTCTGGTTCCATTCTCATGAACGTTGAACGGGAAATTAACCCCCTCAGTACCGCCACCATAAGACTGCGGTTTTACCAGAACTTCCTGTGCATAGGCCAGATGCTTAGCTGCAGCTGTATCCTCCACGATTACTTCCAGCATAAGAGTCTTGCAGGCATCTCCTTTTAAGCGTCCCATTGCAATCTCACGAATCTTTGGATAAAGCTTCGAACTTGGATCTGCATAGAATGGATCCGCACTCATGGACGGCTGGTAGCCCTTGTCATTTACCTTGGTTTTTCCAAGAATAGTTTGTTTTGGCTCTGTATCCGGGTTAAGATCAACTGACATGTCTTCAATGTCTTCACCTAAGATTTCCCACACTGCTTTTGTCGGATCACTTTTCCAGGAAGTATCCAAAAAATGTGCTAATGCTTCTCTTTCTAACTTCATGTTTTCTTTTTCCTTTCTTTGTAAATAACTCTTGCCTGTATCATGTATCTTGCCATAGACCCATCCTGGTTTACCCCGGATAGGTTCGGCATGTTCTGTAGATTTTCCAGCTTCTGGACCTCGCAGCCTTCCCCGAAGTCTGGAAAATTCTTTCTCTCATTCTGCTGATCCAGCCATTCCATGAATGCCTGCGCAAAGTTCATGGCTTCCAGATTCAGGTCATCCTGGAAAGAGGAATAAGATTTCACAATCACAATAGTAAATCCATATTCCTTCTGGACATCACCAGTGACGTATTTCTTTTTCACCTTGTCTGAGTAATTCGTGATCAGTGAAATGCTGTCCTCTGATTCCGGGGAGAAATTGAAGTTCAGCATGTCACCGGCAAGCTCCTCCACCTTCGGTTCGAAGTATTCTTTTATCGCATCATGCTTTGTCATACATGTCCTCCCAGTTTCAGATATTCCTCATAAGCTTTTGCCAGATCTTCTTTTCTTGCGACCATCATGGCCTGATCCCAGTGATCTGTTGCAAGCGGGTGCCGGAAAGTATTGTATTTCAGCTTTCTGCCAGTTGGATTCTTATGTGGCGGGGACCAAAATCCCATCAGCTCCTCGCCATCAAATATCGGGATATTCGGACCATACACTTCACCCATGTACTGGTAATGGGCATAGGGGCTGTTATAGGTAATATATCCCGTGTCTTCATCTGCTGTGATATCCACGTTCTGAGCCAGTACCAGGTTATCTGCCGGCACATAAGGATCCATGAAACGTGCTGCAGTTGCCGCCAGGAAAAGCATACCGGGCTGTCCTCCCAGTTTCTTCTTTGCAATCTGATCAGGAGAATCATTCCACTCAAATTTTACTTTCATGGTATCAGCCTCCCAGCCTGTAATGCTTTGATATGGATGCAAAATGCCCTGTGTTATCGGAAAAAGCGGTCACCTTGAATGCATTCGGTTTGTTGCGGTTCAGGATCTGCGCGGCAGTCTGTCCGGATGCTCCTGTAATCTCGTCCTCACATTCCCCAAGGACAACAATGTCTCCTACAGAAACCGTAAAGCCATCAATTATTTTTTTCAACAAAACGATTGCGTTCCCGGAAGTATCAAGAATTACTCCGCCTTCGGTGTCCTTCCAATCATGTTCCAGAGACTTTCCTTTTATCAGCTCCCTGTAAGGCATATAATTTTCATTCTCTGGAATCCTTACGCTATACGTATTTTGAACATTCGCCTGAGTCCCATTGAAACTGGTGCTTATCTTCGATTTCCAGAAACATTTGTGGAGCACTGTCTTCTTCCAGTGCTCCACCTTATCATCACTATCTGCAGCCTGGATCCGGTTGTATAAGGTGATGGTATGAATATAATTCTGGTTCATACTTACACCCCCGCATACAAGAGTCCGGTGTTCCCCAGGTATCTGTAAATAATCTCCTTGGCCTTTTTTCTTTTCCCTTCTTCTGTAAAGGTTGACTGAGATAAATCAAAGGTTCCGGATTCTCCATCATTGGAGTAGGACTGCAGAAAACCGCCCTGCTCTGCTGCCTGCTGTGCGCTTTTCTCCGCCTGATACAGAAGCTCTGCAAGCTCACAGGCACAATCTTTCACCTCATCTGTAATGAGCCCGAAATTGGAAGCCAGGCGGCTGAATGTGTACTGATTCAGCACACGCTCAGCCTGTTTTTCCCAGAATGGAAAGTCATCCTCTGAGAGCTTTAGATCCTGGCCCATCAGATAACTGGATTCGTAATAATCGTAAGAGACATACACGCTTCATCACATCCTTATCATTCCTGTGCTACAAGAGTAACATCTTTTGTCACTGCCACCGCTGCCACAATAACAGTTTCAGTCACCGGGATATAGCCTTTCTTGGTGATCTTTGCTGTGTATGTACCAGCACGCAGATTAAACTCTGCTTTACCAGCATCATCAGTTACCAGAATTGCCCCATTCACATTAACGCGAGCACCTTTATAAGCTGTTGGGCTTTCGGTTTTACCATCAGTTACGGTGAATGTAACTTTCTGAGTAGCAACTGGAGTGCCCGGCTCAAGATATGCAAATGCACATCCGGTACGATCCTCATTCATTCTGGTAGCTGGATTCGGAAGAGCCCAGCCCATGCGGAATACTACACGAAGTGCTGTCATATCCTGCTGTGCCAGGTTATATACAATTTCCTTTGTTGTTGGATCCTGGATTACACCTTCTGTAAGAATTTTGACTGTAATGTCCTGACGAATAGAATATACTGCCTGGCCGAAGTCACCGACCACAAGCTGTGCAATGTTCGCATAGAAAGAACCATTCTCTGGGAAGGTAATTGGTGCTCCGTCCAGGGTATATCTTGCAACATCCTGCATATTGCTTTTGAAAATTGGCTGTCCGGTAGTATCGCGCAGACCACGGAGTTTTGACTTGAAGTTCATAGGTGCAAGTGCTCCTGAAACTCCGTAGCCATCATCCTCAACTTTCGCAAATACTCCATTCTCCCCAAGGATAAGATCGTAATAATCTTTTCCTGCTGCCGGTGAGACATTGTTTCCAGCCTGTCTTGCCAGAGTAACAATATCCGCCTGCCATTCTCTCGGACGGTTATCTCCGAAGATAACAGCAGCATCTACTTTCTGACCGATTGCCTCCATGACTCGCGGAGTAATCTCACCAAAGATATCAAATTCTGAATCGGAAAGAACTGCATCTGGGATTGGTACGATAACTGCCAGCTCTCCAGCATTCAGATATACATTATCCCATGCCTGTCTGGTAGTCTGTTTCATACCAGTATCACCATCTACCCAGTAGGCAGTTGGAAGGAAATCCAGTACACGGATCCTGGTCTGGTTAGATGTCATATTGGGAAGCTTTCTTGCCATCCCCATAAATACAGAATGTTTCGGTGCATCCTGAAAAATATTAGATACGATCTGCTCGCGGATAATTGCCTCTGCATCCGCTCTGTTTGTAATATTTACTGGCATTTTTTATTCTCCTTTTCCGAGCAGACTTCTAAGCGCTTCATTTGCCTGCTCTTTTTTAGTCTGTGCATCATTGTTAATTCCTGTAGTGGAAGAAACTACACGAGGAACTGCAGTTGTCTGCTGAAACAGATAATCATTGTCTTTCTTTAAGGTCGTGATTGCCGCCTCAATGTCCTGGGCCTGATTCTTGGATGCTTTTAAAGTATCTACATCCAAAAGAGCCATGATTGCCTTTTCATTTCTTCCGGAAGCTTTTCTGATTGCCTCTTTTAGAGACGCATCAAAAGCATAATCAGATTTGATTTTCTCAATCTCTGCGTCCTTGCCCTGCAGCTGCTTTGTCAGATCAGATACCTTTGTCTGCAGTCCTGCAGCATCAATCCCTTCCATTGCTTTCAAGGATGCCTGTGCAGTGTCCAGCTGAGTTTTATACCCATCACGCTCAGCTTTGATTGCATTCAGATCTTTTCCATACTCAGCCATAACAAAATCAATCTGTTCCTGGTTTAAACCTTTTCCCTGTAAATCTTCTGTTTTCATTTTTCTCCTTTTCTGCCATCCCATAGGTTATTTATAGGTGTGTAACCATCCACCAGACAGCTGACTATTTTAGGTCTTATCATCTGACCAATTTTAAGCATAAAAATAACACCCGGAAGATTCCGCGTGCTGGCTTGCTGTTTGACGGACAGCTCCGAGATATTTAGGATCACCTAAACCTTTCCACATTTTACACATTTGTAAACGTAAGCTTTTTTCTTGGTATCATAATGTTTCTGGAATTTATGACGACACATCTTTTGTCTGATCCAAATGAAGATACGTTCTAACAACATGATTCTCACCTCCTTTAGCAATTGCGCGGGCGCAAATTCAATCATTATGTGTGACTTTAAGTCCCCACTGTGGAAGAAAATTAATCTCATAATGGTACTTGTCCACATCCGATCCAGAGATATCTTCGACTACATACATGGTATAGTCATTCAAATAAACATAGTCTTTCTGGTACTTTCCTTCTGCGGTCTCAATAATTACTTCCAGTTCATTCGAAGAGTTATTCTTCAGCGCAAATGTTCCAGTCAGTTCCAACAGGATTGTATCTGTTCTGGCATTCAAAACAGTAAGTTTTCTGGTTACATTGAAGTTATCTGCCTCCTGTGAAATGTTTGCACTCACCTGGTCAGCTTCTGTGCAACCAGTAGCTACAAAGCATACCAGGATTACCAATGCCATTAATACTGCAATTCTTTTGGTTGCTCTTCTTTTCATTTTCTTATCCTCTCTTTCTTAAAAATAGGTACAAAAATAACACGTTTTTCAACGTGCTATCATTGTTTTTATAACTGTATTGATATTTTATAATTCTACATGCTCAAGCAAATCAACAATGTCCTCCAAGGCTTTTCCCTCAAAGAAAGGAGCCTGCATCACTTCATCAATGCTATGCGCTTCCATAAAATCATCTCCACACCACATATCAAAGTGTTTCTCATTAAACGGATCCACACCACACTCTTTTCCATTATAGTCAAACAAAACATGGGTACATATACTGTTGATTCTATCTCTTAAATCTTTTGCAGTCATAATATATCTTCATTCTCCTTTCTCTCATTTTCCGTCAGTTCCCTGGTTGGACGTTCAATCAGCTTCCCGTCTTTATATACATAGTCATGGGCATGTTCTCCGTTTTTACCATATGGATGCATTTTAGCATTTCCATGATTATTATTACTAATTTGCTTATATTGCTTTCCGTTTTCATCATAATAATTTCTCTCAATCCCGCCACGCTTGCTGGTTAATTGAGTAATGCTATTTGGCGTTCCGGTTAAAGTAGTTCTCTTAACTTCGATTATATCCTGCCCTGCTGCGTTTTTCAATGTCGTAGGGACTATTTTTTCAAGTTCTGCTTTTGTCGGCATAAACCTTCCATTCAGCCCATCCTGCATGATCCTGGCTTTCTGCTCCGGAAGCTTCATCTTCTCTGAGAAATCCTTATAAGTCTGCATTTGCCCTTGGTACTTGGCTTTTGCCAGGATTATTTCCTGTTCATCAGCTCCGCCCTCTTCCAGAAGTTTTATCTTCTGCCTTTGGGCTCGCATGGTGCGCTCCATTTTTCTCTGCTGCTGAAGGGCTTCATAGGTGGTATACTGCTTTCCATTGTACTCCCTGGGAATATTCTCAGCATCAAGCATTTTCTGAAGCTGTTCATCTGTATAGGTTCTCGCTGATCCAGGAGGAAAAGGTTTGTAATCGTGATAACAATTAATTCCTTTCAATCCTGTCACTTCTCCAAGGCCACACACGGAAATAAGTTCCTGCCGTGTCCATACCTTACCCTGCCATGGCTGATGCGTGGGTCTGGCTCCAACATGATAACTGACTTCAAATGTATCTGTTCCCAGCTGCTCCGCTACCTGTTCCATAATCTGACTTTGCACCTGCCGGAAACCAGTGAGGATTGCTCTCCTGGCTGCTACGTCTATCCTGTCCCTGTGACCGGAATCGTACTCTATGTACCGTAACCCTGAGGCTGCCATCTGGTTCACTGTCCTTTTGATCACTGTATTGTAATCAAATGCCCCTGACTTAATGTCAATAACTGCCTGATCCATGGTAGATCTGTAGTACTCCATCAATGGCGAAGATTGAATTCTTCCAGTTGCCGGATTTCGGATAGCAAATCCCATAGAACCAGTCAAATTCTCGTACTCTCCCTGAAGCTGCTTCTTGGTCGCCTCAATCAGCTGCTGGAGCACAAAATTTTCCTCAAGCGGAATCTGCTGCATTCCGGCAAGTTTAAAGAAATGCTCCTGCTCGTAATACTGTTTGTATACCTCATCAGAAAATATCCTGTCCATTTCTGTATCAGTTGCCTGTAATGCGCTCTGGATCCATCCACGGATATCTTCCTCTGCCATTCCCAGCTGCTGAAGCCTGTTAATCTGCCAGTCCACAGAAGCACTTGCAAAACCATTTTCTTTAATCCGGCGGACAATATCTGTCATGATCCGAATTTCCAGTTCTGAAAAGATATTGCTGACTTTTACCGTAAGCTTCTCAATCTCACCCTGCGTCATTCAATCACCGTTTCCTCTGGCTGCTGGACTGCTGCCTTTGCCTGTTCTTCTGTTTCCCCATACCATTTCATTCTGTATTCCCACAGCGGCATAGCCCCCATGGAAACATCCATCCTGTCAGACTGCCGTTCCGATTCTACATCCGTTACAATAGAATCATCCCAGTCAAAAGAGGTCTGATAAGTTCCGGATGGGCATAAATGATACAGATCACACCAGAATGCGATTGCATCCACCAAGTCTTCAAGTGCATGCTGCAGTGCCGTCTGGCAGCTCTGCACAAAGGAATAAGACCGCTGTTTACTGGCTTTTATCTCCTCTGCAGTCTTATCTGTATTATTTGGATCTGAAATGGTTCCATAAGCCAGGTTGCAATCAAACTCAATCATCCTCATCAGATGATTCCAGCCATTAAAGTAGGATACATCTCTGATATCTGGTGAAAATGTGTCCATAAAAGGCCTGTCTACCACACCAGTATTGTATTCAACTGCCCTGTACAGCCTCTTTTTTCCGGCCGGATAGACAGGTTCTCCTGTGCTCTGATTTCTTCCAAGCAGGCTCTGTGCAATGTGAACCGCCGCTTCTTTGCTTTCATACTCCCAGCTGATCTGGGAATATCTCTTATCCGCTTCCTGGATATGCTCCACAGCCCTTGAAAATACCGAAGCCCCTAAAGGACTTTCAGAATCCCTGTTATTCCCCAGCGGTACCCTGAAATACCCAAATGGAAGTTTTTCCGTTCCAGAGAATGTGACCTCCTGCACAAGCTCGGACCACTTTGGAACGGAATTGACTGGAACCTCCGTGCCGATCACGCCTTCCGTTCTTGAAACAAACGCTCTGTTGCGGATATTTAAAAGACCATCTTTCAACGTATGAATTTCAATCCTGCTGTATATCTCATTATCCCGCCGGAACTGGTCCAGGAACGCACATTTTGTAATAGTTTCCGTGTCAAATTCCAAAGGAAAGAAATTGTCCGCCTGAATGTATTGGATTGAAATACCATTTACAGTCACATATGGCTTGAAGATCAGGCTGCCTTTTGCGTCCGCATACTCAATCTGGATCCGCAGCTTCTCAATTACTTTCTGGTAAATTTCATTAATGTATGAAGCCTTTGCGCTTCCAGATACTTCACTTTTTACTTCCAGAACTGTCAGCCTGGCAATCTCTCCTGCTACTGCTGCCGCAATCCCTGCGCTCTGTGTGTTGGAATCCAACCATGGCGCCTTATCTTTGTACAACGCAGACCACATTTCAATATGCGCTGCTGTTTTCCCGCTCATTGCATAATCAATCTGCTCATCCTTGTCCAGGATCTTACGCAATGCCTGATACATATTTGTATAATTCATATTAATCACCCGTACCTGATGAGCTGGCTGATCAGCCGCTCAAACGTATATTCAAAACTGTCTAAGGAGTCAATATCGCTGGTTCCGTCATCCAGCCTGACATTCTTTGTCAGCTCTTTCGGGTCCCAGACTGCTGTGCACAACGCTGTAACGAGGCTGTCGCATTCACCATCCACATAAGCAAAACGCCCTTGCGCCATCAGAATTGAAGTTGCATTGATACGATCATTAATCTCTGTTTTCAATGCATTCTCTACTCTGATCCAACCAAGTCCGTTCTTCCTTAAGCTGGTTCTTATACCGGCGATCAGCGTCTGCTCTGCACTGTCCGCGTAAACTACTGTAATAAATCCGTATCGGCTTAATATCTTCTGGCAGAAATTGCAGAACATCTTTCCAAGCATGTCCGGATCAATCTCAATTGGATTTCCACTCTCATCCTTACAGCTAATCCATTCGGATGCCAATGGAATCACCATTTGAAATCCTCTTGTTATCGCTGTAGCAGTAAAAGAATGTCCAGATCCGGAACCACCGAAGTCAATACCAAGATTAATCTCCATGATATCCTTTGGCTTCTCTTTCAAAGCAAATCCAAATTTCTTGGTACTGATATCATCTGCAAATCTGCGGAAGATCAGACCATTTGCCACCACGCGCATTCCCTTGATATCGCGCATGTACCAGATTGAATTGACATCATAGCGGCTCTCGATCTCATGAAGACGTTCTGGAGTAATGTTGATGTTGTCGTAGATGGTACAGTGCATGTAATTGTACCCGCCGGGAAAATTTCCTTCTTCCTGCTGCCTTTGGTATCTATCAATGTACTCTGAATAAATAGCTGCTCTTGGGTTATCCGGGTTAAGATCCCAGAATACTTTCAGCCGTTTAGCCGCCAGCTGACGGTTGAATGCCTCTTTAATCGTGTTGTCATGGTGAAGGTTGATCTCAGTTGCGATCCACATTCCATAAGAGTTACCACGGATTTTCTTAAAGCTGTCCTCTTTAGCTCCACCAGCAAAAATTACAATCTTCTGCTTGTTATGGGTTGCTGGACCTTTAATAAACAAAGCTTCATTGTCCTTGTATTTTCCCCAATGGCTCTGGCCGCGGAAGATCCATTCAAGTCCCATCCCGTTACAATCGCCGATATTCATCTTTGCATTCGCCATTGTAGAGCCTGTTGCAAGGTGGATCTTATCTGGCGTTGTTTTCAACTCATGGGCAAAAGCAAAAACATTATCAACTGTCTTACCCGCACGAACAGCGCCTTCCGCCACATTGTAAGAACAATCCCGGCATTTTCTGATATAGTCTTTGTGCTTTTCGGAAAAATGAAAAAGAATCGTTTTTTTCCTGGTGAAATTATTTACTGCTGCCATAAATCTCACCCTCTATATCGTCCAGATCTTCAATCTCCTGGTTGTTGCCAGTAATCTTTTCCGTCTGAGCTTTCATCTGTGCGATTTTAGCTTTCTGCTCTTCGGTTCCCATATCCATATGATCTGACAGCCATTGAAGGGCTTTCATCCGATCTGAAAGTTTAATACTGCTGCCGTTCCTGCCTTGCTTTACTTCTGACAAAATGGTCCCATCTACTTCTGAGGATTTCTTGAAATGCACTACATTGACCGTCTGGGTTAGCGGCTTTTCTTCTCCGTTGTCTGGATCCTTGACTTTAACTGGACCATACATGGACATTACTGGCTCTTCTTTTGTACCAAATTCAACATAATCTGTCAGATCTGCAAAGGCTATATCCATGTACTTCTGGAAGATATCTGATTCAGAAAGAAATTCTCGGTTCAAGCGTTCCTGTTTCAAACGTAAGATTTCTTTTTTTACCTCAGCATTTCTCAGCATCCGGCTACCGTTTTTCATTGCAACTTCATAGCTACATTCATATGCTCTCTGATATGCTTTTGTAGCATTAAAACTACGAACATAATAAATACAAAAAAGCCGCTGTTTGTCAGTCAGATCAGGATTCTCAATCACCTGCTCAACTTCACTCTCAGCAGCTTTCTTTTTTTTACTTTTTTTGCTTTCCGAACGTTCGCTTCTCTTATCCGAACGTTCGCTATCCCACTTATGAGTACACTTCCATCTCCGGACAGTGCCCTCTGGCAGATTCAGCTGGCTCGCAATCTCAACCAACTTTTTCCCCTGCAGGTACAATTCTTTCGCCTGCTCTATTCTCTTGTCCGGCGCCCTGGCCATGTCTCATCACCTCTGTTTCGTTGGTTTTGGGTATAACAAAAGCAGCCTCAGAGAGCTGCCTTTGTGTATCATGCATATTTATAAAATTCAACTTTAAATTTCTTGCCCAAAACCATAAAATTAATCTGATATATAGCTTGATCTATGTCCCACAATCAAATATTTATCTTTACATGGATTAAGCATTATATTAAATACCTGTCTCGTTTTCACGCCTAAAATATTCGTTGTATAAACATCTATTTCTAGTAATATGGCTTTTTTTAATGGATACAAGGGTACAATTCTTACTTTTCTTTTTATCGCATCCATTTCTTCATTTTCTTCCCAATCTAAAACCACCTTAATAGATTTGGGAATTTCTACAGTTTCATTAGTTTCAAATGCAAAAGGAACATTATTATATAAATTTGTAATCCCCCTATGAACTTCCAACTTTGAAATCGGAAGTTTACTCAAATTTTTAAACCCTAAAGTAAGGCACACAACAAGGTCTCCCGCTTCATTGAAAGTATCTATTTGGGTTAACTCTTTCTCAAGCATCACAAATGTTCTATTACTCAATTCTTCTGTTTGCAATAATTTTTGGCTTAAACTATTTGCTTGATTTGTTTGTTCTATAGATACCAAAGCCAAAATAACCGTAGCACACCCTACGAGAACAGCTGCATAATACTGTAGTACATCTCCTGCAGTCCAATTCACTGAAAAAAATTCACTTTTTAAATCTAATTTAAAACAACAATGTATTACAATGGGGACACCAACGAATATTATCAATGCACTCCAAAAGGTTATCCATTTATGCTTTTTTATAAAATCAAAAAAATATTTCATTCATAGTTCTCCACATACATTTTCTTTCATCATACTACAAAACGCCCCGTATTTCTACAGGACGTTTACAAAAAATGTATGTAATTGGGGGTAGCTTCTCGCAAAGCCAATCGGAACACCGGGATTCGAACCTGCGGCTCGGATGAACGGCTCATGCTCCCTCCCGATCGGGGAGGTGTTCCGGTAGCTGTGCTCCTGATACGTTGCCGTCCAGAATGTCACAGCAAAGCAGGTTTTTCCCTTGATTATCGTACAAGTGAGTCCTTTCCTGCAAAAACACATAAACGCCGCTTAACTGCTAAGCAGTAACAGTACCTTTGGCCATCAGTTTGGTACTAACCGAATCAGCTACCAGGGTATGAAGCCTGGTAGCCGTTGCTTAATGCGGGGAGTTTGCGTCTGAGAACTTTTTATCCTAAGTTCAGTTTATACTATAACATTTGAAATCGTAACATTGGTAACATTCGTAACAAACTTTCATTTTTTATCAAAAAATCTTTGATATTCCATTTTTACGCTACCAGCTGTAGCATTTCTTCCCATTCGAGTTGCAGTTTCTTCCCAAGATAAGTTCTGGAAATATTTAAATCTTATAATCCTTTGTATCCTCTGCGGAATGGTGTTCATCCAGGCTTCCACTTCTGTTTTGATTTTGGCAGCGTTTGCTTTCCGATCAGCCAGGATCCTCTGTTCTGCTGCCAGCAGACTCCAATCTCCTGTGCGTTCTGTAGTTCCCTCGATGTGAAAACTCTGCGATTGGTAGGGAAATTCTGGATTGGATCCTTTAACAGAATCTTGAACGACTCTTTTTCTTTTTTTGAGTTCCTGAATATCTGCTTCTGTCTCTTTGATCAGTGCACATGCATCCATGTACTGATCCAGGATGTTCTTGTCCATTGGTATCACCTCCCGCTTTTAGTCTTTCCAATTCCCAGTATGTAGGGGATCTAGTCAAACCATTTGACAGCTGCAATTCTACCACATGTGGATATAATGCTTTTACTGTTCCTTTTATTTTTTTGTGAATGATTTTCCCTTCACCTGATGAATAGCTGGTTTGTATTATCTGAATAACATCCCCTCTTTTGATTCCGTGTTTCTCTTCTAACTCCTGCTGCCGTTTCTCCCATCTATCCATCTGGAATATTGCTTCGTCTGCCGTTGGATCCTTATATGCTTTACTCATGTGGCACCTCCACTTCTAGCCAGTCTTCTGGATCGTAATTGCTCTGATTGAAATACTCTCCACATATCTCCTCAATAATGCACTCATGGCAAAATCTGCCATCGCAATACCGTTTGATTGCATTTACCGCCTCAGCTACTTCCTGATCTGTTACTTCGCTCTGCTTGGTATCAATTATCTCTATCATCCTTTTCACCTCTATCTTTCTGTACCGCGCTCAACGCCCAGACACATACTCCAATTGCCCCAATTGCAATTCCTATTGCCAGCGGAATAATCACATCTAGCATTTATCACACCTCCTTATACGGTTCCGGAAGTGGTTTCCAAGCTATAACGCATTCTTCATCATCCCACTGTCCACCTTCGAAAAAGCCCAGCCCTGTAAATGGATATTTTTCGCCCACAAGCTCACCATTGTAGGTTACCAGATATGTGCCCTCTTTTTCTGGAATCTTTTCATTTGGCAAACTCCAACCAGTAGTTCTTTCTTCTGCTTCCAGATCAGCCAGAAGGACGTTGACGATATCCAGGGCGCTGCCTGGGAGCCCCTCCTTGTAGATGGTATGGTTTTCCAGATCTCGTTTCAGCTGTTCTAAGTGTTCTCTTACTTTGCTCATAATGTTCTCCTTTCTCAACGCCCGCTTCGGAGCATGCAAAACAATAATTCCGTCATTGATCTTTTTCTTGGCCCTTGCCGAGCTGGAAGAGCCACGGCCAGTTTCCATTGTTCTACATCAGAATCTATTGGTGTCGGATTCTTAAGTTCATCCGTAAGCTCCGCCAAGCGAGGAATAGCAACCATTATGCCAAAATAGCTGGATGATTCTGGGAATTGCTCCATATGTCTTGCAAATTTCCCACTGTATAAATCCGGCAAAATGTCCTTGTAGCATTCCATTGTTGTCACGATATAGTTCTTCTCTGCTAAAAAATTTAGTCCGTTTCCGCTGTAAACGTCCTCCTTGCAGCTCTTTACCTCATAACATACAAATGTTCCCTTTTCGATTCCAGATACAGAGCACTGGTTTTCCGGGCAAAATTGCATGTAGTCAATTCTTTTAGCTTCGGTCCCCCATGGGTCAATGCTCACCTCGCTGGCCCAATGCTTCCCAGCTCCTCGAAAACGTGTATCTATGAGTAACTGTCCAAGGAATTTTGTTATTTCTGCCCTTGTCATTTTTGCCTCACCTCGTCCTTAAAAATTTTGCCAACATAGTTTCCTTCCAAGCTACCTTATTGTCCTGCTGCCACTTGCTGCAGGTATCATCGTCCTGGATCCAGATTCCTTTACGGTCACAGAGAAGATTGTCATTGTATCTACAGGTCTTACAGCTTTGATCCTTCATTGCTCTACCTCCTTCACAAATGCCATCCAATGTGTTTTCCCCTGTTTGCCGGATCTATTGCCGTACAAGGGTTCTGTTCCAATGGCAGCTATAACCTCCTTTACTGGAATCTGTGTCTCATTCCACTTAAAAATCAATGTGCCATAAGGTTTGAGTACACGCATGCACTCAGAAAAACCATCATGTAACACTTGTTTCCATGTATCCTTGTTGAGCTTACCGTACTTCTTTACCATCCAGGCATTGTCTCCGCCATCAACAAGATGTGGCGGATCAAATATGATGTGATAAAAAGTATTATCCTCAAATGGCAGATCTGTGAAGTCTGCGACAATATCAGGATGGATGTTGCAGTACCTTGTTGATTGTCCATCTCCACTTGTCCATATTGCTTCGCAGTCCAGCTCGCGCCTGTCAACATATACGGCCAGTTTATTATTTTTGTTGAACCAAATCATCTTTGATCCACACGTAGCATCCAAAACAGGTTTATCTATCACTTTCTACCTCCGAACTTTCTTAAATTTGCAATAGTGCCATACACAGCAGGCTTCATGGAAATGCTTTTTGTAATCCTCATTTGTGCACTGACCATTCTTTTCATAGTACACGCATTCCTTGCAATATCCTGGGGCAGAAGGATGCAGGATTATCTTTGCGCTCATTGTTTCATCCTCAGGAGCTGCTGCCTGGCCCGATCGTATTCCAGGAGCAGTGTAAGATCTCTGGTCCTGCTAATGGTTCGGTCTACGGCTCTCAAGTAATATCTTCCAGCTATCCGCCGCCCTTCAGCAGCTGCACCATACAAGCTTCCTACTGTTCGCCCTAATCTTTCAGCAGCTTCCTGGATGGTTACCACTTCCTCAGCTTCTTCTGTTGTGCTTGTAGTAAGCTCATACAACGTCACAGCCAATTCCTCCCAAAAATTCTCATGAATTCTTCCCTGCTGCCCACCTGGGCTTCAAAGGCCTCCTGTCCCAGCCTATGGAGTTTTTCCATTACCTCCGGATCTTTGTGTACGGCATGCGGGCCTTCACGGTGGCAATCCGGGCATAAGTCAACTTTTATTCCATACTCCTCAGATATTTTCTTATTTGCACGCCCCTCGAAAACATGATGTACCTCAGTGTTCGTATATCTTCCACACAGGTAGCATCTTCCTTTCTGGCTTACCAAGATGCTTTTGGGGTGGGATTTTCTTTTCTTCTTAGCTTTTTCTTTAGGGAATTTTAATCCTACAGTTTTTGATTTCATCTGGCTCCTTTCCCCCTGCTCCTTACAGGTCGGAGCAGGGAAGTGAAATTGTGATATATATGTGATTCAGATAACACCCTTGATTAATCTACCCAGGGAAGGCCCAGGTGATCTACTTCGGCGTTCATCCAGCGTTCCCAGAAACCAGGGCTCTTAAGCTGGCTGAATGTAATAGCTCCGAATCCCTCAAAAGCTTTAGCAAAGTAAGCAGCTGCTCCATACTCTGTGAGGGAATCTAAGAATTCTTTTCTGTGGATTGGCTTTTCTACTATTTCTTGCGCGGGCTCAATTTCGGATTCCTGATCCTGCGGCTCTTTCTCCGGTGTTTCTTCCTGAACTGGATCTGGAACTTCTTCCTTTGGTGGTTCTTTCGATTCTGCTGCCGGATGCTCTTCTGGCTCCGGAATCTCCTCTGGACCTCCTACCACTGGTTTCGGCATATACTCTTCATGGTTCAAAATGTTATCTTGCCCTGGAATCTGCTCTGCATTTTCCACAATCTCAGCCGGATTTTCTGGTTTTTCCACATCCGGAGCCTGGTTCTCCCCCTCTTCCGGTGCATGTGCAATTTCTTGATTTTTTTCCTCGTTTTCGTCTGATACTTGCGCGGTCGCAATTTCCATGTCCGTACCGGAATCTTCCAAATGGGAAGGCTCGTTTTCTGGTTCTGCTGTTTTTTGACTTTTAGACTCAAAATAAGCTTCCCAGGTCTGTGCACCTGACGCCTTTTCTCCGAACAGATCCTGAACAATGTTGAAAAACTCGCTCCATGGCATATTTTCCGTTCCTTGTGGAATCTGTTTGACCATAATGCCTTTTTCTGAGCCATACATCATCAAGAATACCGTTCCTTTCCGGTAGCTCCTGCTGCCGGAAGGATTTACAATCTCTATCATCTGTTCCAGGGATCCGTTATTATAGGCATCGGACCCAAACAGAGTGTTCAGGAGTTCTCTGGAGGATTTGAAAAATTCGAAGATCGTATCATAGATTTTATTTTCCTGCCCATTTTTCCAGGCAAAGAGTTGTTCCGGGTTGTGTTCATTTTCTTTATTGAATTTCTTTAATTCCCGGATATCATCTCTCTTGGTATCCGCTGTGATCATCTGCTGATCCTCAACTGGGAGCTGGAGCATCTCGGAAAGCTGTGCGAATTTAAAATCTTTGTACTGCTCCTGAAGCTCCGGGGTATCCCCTGGGATGGAATAGCGCTCATATACTTTCATGAATCGGCTTACGCCATCTGGGTTCATTCCATACTCCGCCTTGGCAAATTCTGTGATGGAGCTATAGCCATCCAGGGTGTAGGCCTTGGATGCGTTGATCCGGGTCAGCTGCCAGCCGATTTTTACAAAGCTCTTTACGATTCCGGTTAAATTCTCTTTGATTTCTGTTTTGCACTGGATATAATCATCCAGGGTTAACTGTACATACTCCATAATGTCCTCCTTATACTGCGATCTGGATTCTCTCAGGTTTCTTCCTGATGCTCTTCCTGAATGTATCCAGTATTTTTTTTATTTGCTTTTCATCCGGTTTACGATCGTACTTGGAATACCACTGTAAGATCCTGTCATCTTCCATTCTAATTTCTATTGTGTAATACGGTTTTTTCAGTTCCTGCTTTTTTCGCAGGAACAGGATCCAGCTTTCACCTGCTGCCATCTTTTCCATATACCTTGTGGAAGCTCCTACACAATGGTGAAGTGTCCTGCCTTCATCAATCAGTTCTTCGCATTGGCCCGCCGGGATGATCATATAATCCTTGTTTTCCCAGAAATACCGTTTGGCTTCCGGCAGATGCTTCACTATTTCTTTGTTGAGCCTTTCGTATTTTTCGGCTTCCTTTTTCACCTTTTCCGCATCCCGTCTGGCATTGATCCGTTCTACCAGTTCATCGTGTCTGGCTTTAAGATCTTTTGGCAGCCTGACGATATCATCTGTTACATCCAGCCCTTCATTTTGTGCCATTCTCAGGTAGTCAGTCCATATCTGTGCCAAACTATTAGGATTTATCTTCTGCTTCTTCATGTAATTAACCATACGGTTTACGCTTCCCAGCTCATTCAGTATCTTTCGGCAATCTTTCGTATCAACTCTTTTTCCGGAAAGGAATTCCAGGCTTTCCCTCGATATCTTTATCTTTTTCCCTGATGCTTCCCTTTTCTCTTCATACTGCAGCCACTCTAAAGCATCTAGCCCTCCATCCATTTCTTTCAGCCTGTGAAGCCGGTTCCCGTTCAGTCCGAGATTTTCCGTCAGTTTTTTACCATCTGTCCGTATGCATCTTGGATTGCCCCACATTCCATACAGGTCCACCACATCTTCAGCTAACTGTATAAGCCCTGCTTTAATCCAATATTCCAGCCATTTTCGTTCTTTGAATGTGACAATGAAGGTATTTACGTTGATTTTCCTTGGGATGTCTGCAAGGATGTCCAGCCCGCTGTTCTGCAAGGAATCCCCATACGCCAATATTTCCTTTAGGTTTTCCGGATATAGATAAGATTTGTAAAACCGTTTGTTTATCTGGTTATGGTCCCAGAAGTCCTGTCCAAATTCATCCTGTTCGTAGTCGGTCCCATACCATACTTTCCCCCAGTTCCTGTCTCTTGGAATGATCACCCTTATCTCTTCCATGATCTCAATCTGTTTTTCCTCCGGTGTCCAGGTGCACCGTGTCCGAAGCTGCCGTTCCACCCATTCCAGTTCATCCATTATCTGCAGCACAACAACCGGTTCTTTTTTCTGTATCTTTTCCCTGTTCAGGCAGGCTGTGACAGGCTGTCCGCATTTCGGACATGTGGTTTTTTCATTATGCTTCCATCCTATTTTGCTCCAGCCCTTATGACCGCAGACAGTGCAGGAATAATCCGTCCGGCTCTTTTTCCGCTTCATAAACAAATATTCCTGTGGAAATATAGTTGTTCTCAGCCACTTTTCCAGGTTTTTTGGCAGGACTGGTACCTTGTTCATCATCTCTTCAATCCTGTTTCTTTTTTTCTGCAAAGCATTCATATACTTTTCCTGACCAATGCAGGTTTCGTAATAATCAATCCCTTTCCCCAGATAATTCCTTACAATCTGTTCATCTTCCTTTGTGTTCCATTTCCACTCGTCGTGCTGAAAGTATGTTTCATTTCCTTTCAGCACAGTTTTGCCCATGCAGATTCTTGCAATGTTATACAACCTGCAGGTTCGCCAGGATCCGTCCACGTAACAGGCATATGTAAACCGATCTGCAAAGTATCTTGCCTTCAGTTTGCCCAAATAGAAAAGATCGATATTCAAGTACTGCTGCCCGTCGTAATCTGCAACCTGGCTTACCGCTGTTACAAACCCGCTTATTTTTTCCGGAGCTTCCTGCTTGGGAATGTTCAAAAGTAATGCTGTTCTCTTCAACTTCTGGCACCTCCCAGATAGTACTCCCGGATCAGCTTCTTGGCTTCACCCATTCCTGGAACGCCAAAGTCCACCTTGCTTGCGGATATTTTTGCGGCTTTTATGATCTCCTTGTCCACGCTGATCCGATTCTGGAAGGAATAGGTCAGAAGAACTGCCATGCACTCCTTCAGTGACTTTCCCTTTTTTCGGACCTGGTGGGCCATCAGATCACTTTCCATGCACAGGCTTTTGATGTATTCCACCCAATCCACCATAAGGCCTTTCAGCTTCAGGGCTTTGCTCTCCACATCCAGCTTCCCAATGGCTGCGGTTTCAGCATCGCACAGGCAAGGGATATCTCCTTCCATGTACAGTTCTACAAAATCTTCCGGAATTCCGTTTTCTGCTGCCATGATCTTGAGACTGGCAGTGTCTCCTTCGTTGAACAGATTTTCTGCAAGTTCATTGATATCCTTGCTGCTGTCCATTTCTCCAAACTTCTCAAACATAAACTTCCCTCCTATATTTCCTCTTTCTTCGGTATTGGCCGTTCCAGCTGATATTTGATGTCGTGCTGGCTTTCCAGGTCCATGATCTGCTGCCAGAGGTCGGCGTTTCTGGCTTCTGTGCCATCTTGTTTTTTCCAGCCATTGTCTTTCCACTGTTGTAATTTCTTGTGATTCCCTACCAGGTAGTAGCTATCTGTATGTATCGTGATCATGGCTGGGCGGATTACGATCTTGAGGGCTGCGACTGCACACAATAAGATCAGGCGCTGGCCGGATGTGCATTCCCCGGCTTGTCCGGTGCCTTCTCTGGGTATGCCCCTGCAGCGGGCTTTCCAGTAATAGGATCCTTCCTTGAGCTTGGGAGCTCTGGAAGAAGGATACAGGTATATGTCTACTTGCTGCACTCTTTAAATCCTCCTGTCCAATTTAATCAGTACATATCGGCGGTAACTAAATCCGGTTGCCGGATTGACACCCTCGAATGATTCTGCAACGTAATATCCCTTCTTGACTTTTATCTCTTTTTGCCAATGAACCAGTTTCTTTTTCTTTGGATCTGGAAGCGGCATGTTACGGGAGTGGCTGTAGCTGGATTCCTTAATCCTTGGTCTCGCCAAAGTGCCATCCTGTTTCACTTCCCTGGTATTCTTATCTTTGGTGATGTAGGCTGCCAACCGATGAAAATCTTCCTCTGGGCACTTGCTCTTTTTTATTCTTGTGATGTATACACCGCCATATGGCCATGCACGCTCTATAAAGCTGGCCGTGGTCCCAATGTCATTAATAACAAAGTGAATGTGCCAAGCTCCCTTAGTCCCTCTTTCTATATTCCGGACCCAGAAGAGCTGCCTTCCGCCTTTCTTGTATATCTTTTTTATTTTTCCCATCGCGTCCAGGAACTGCTCCTGTACAGTTTTCATGTCCTTAGGACGGTTCTCTGGGGTGTATGTATATGTGGCCCAGATATCTCCTGGTGAAAAGTACTCAAGCAAGAGGAGCCGTGCCTTCTTGATCTTGTTCCAGCGGTTTACCCTGTATACATCTTCTGGGGTGAGCTTTCTCTTCGGTTGTCTTTTCTTTCCCTTGCCCCCATACTTTCCATCATGGTTCTCTTCTATATACAGGATATCCTTGCCACGAAGATTCCAGGTTTTTCGCAGTGTTCCCATACCATTTGCTCCATAACTTTAATATCTTTATCAAGTGCTAACAGGGGAAGAAAATTCCCCTGTGTCTTGACTATCAGGCACCCAAATGGTATAGTATCTATAGATATCTTTATCAGGTGACTGATAGTCTTTGCCCCATGTATTCCCGTACATGGGGCAATTTTTATGCAATTATATAATCGTTAAGATGCAGAACGCACCGTTCTTCTGCCAAGGCTTCTGCTTCAGCTCTGGTTCCGGTATAATATTCCTTGTAACCATCTGCGTACAGGATTGTCCAGGTACGTCTTTTCTCCGGCTTGTCCATCAATAGCCCCTCCGTTTCAGTTCCCGCAGTTCCTCCACGGAGCCAAGATCTTCATACTCTCCCAGGCGGTCCGCTACAGTACCAAAGAGCACGGTCTGCTCCTGCTGCCACTCCAAGCGGAGAGAAGAAGCTCTGCAGCCAGGAATTCTATATCCAGCTCCATTGGGATTTGCGATTGTAATTCTTCCGCTCATTCAGACTTCTCCTTCCTGCTTTTTCTCCAGTAATCTGTTTAAGTGCTCCTTGGCAGCTGTACAGTTTTTAAGTGATGTTTCCATAAAATCTTCATTTCTGTAAATGCAGTAAAAAGCAGCTTCAATTTCTGGAGTTTCTTTTATCATTACTCCGCACAATGGTCCTGTTGCTCCTATAGTGAAATCGACCGCCCACGCGGTTTTCTTTTCTATTGCTTTCTTTGTAAGCTCGAATAACTCATTGATTTCTTTTTCTAAAATCATGTCTGTCTCCTTCTGGCTCAGTGCCTTGTATTAACATCCACGCCATCACGGAACACGCCACAGCTCCTGCTGCCTGTGCTCCATCCCACTGCCAGATTGGCAGGTAGGTGGTGAGAATGCCGATAATAATGGATATGATTATGTTACGCTTCACCTTCAGCATCTCCTTCCACAACAGCCCGGTTGCTCCAACCAATTGTCTGTACCAATTTTTCCGGATGAAACGCCGGAGTATACTTCCTAGCATTGCTATCCAGAAGCTGACGCCGATAAGTCAGATAATCAATGAACACCAGAACATTGATCAGGACAATGTTTCCATCTCTGATAATGGCATAATCGTTATAGCGTCCATTTTTGATCTGATCTTCAATTTCGAACAGCCTTGTCCGCACGGTTCCAGTGCTGATTTGGAATTCCTTTGCAAGCTGTTCTTTTTTCATGTACGGATAACCCCGTATTGATTCTGTATAAATCGTCTTTATCACCTCGTTTTCTGTCGAAATATCTCGAACGGTATTTGTTGATTTTCCTTATTTCCTCTCCTATTCTGTAAATACAGGCACTGGCATGCCAAGTACTAAAGAAAGGAGATTCACTATGTCCGATAAAGCGAAGCAGCTTCTTGAAAAACTGGTTCAGGAATATGATGCATCTGGACACAATTCTTTTGATTCATTTTTTTATCTTGGTTTTCCCGAAAGTGTTTTAATTGAATTAGAAAATGAAGGATGCATCATTGCTAAAAATGATATCATAGGCTCCATAGAGCTGACCGACATTGGTTATCAAGAAGCTAAAAAGTAATACCTTTGAGCCACATGTTTGTAAGGCATGTGGCTCACTTTAATTCTTGCCCCTTACTACTCTGTTTGATTCAACCAGCGGAATATCCGTTTTGTAGTTTCCTTTTTCTCGCAACTCTCCAATGTCAGAATAGTGTGCAAAATGTACCGTTGTATCAATTTCAACTCTGATCTGAAAGTCATCTGGGGTACAACTGATCATGAAACCTGTGCAGCCATAACCGAAATCTTCCCCGTTAATTTTGAAAATCTTCTTTTCGGTATCAACCTCAATTTTTTTAAGCTCATGCGGTGTAAAGATTTTTTCCATTTTTCAATGCTCCTTTCCTGTTATACTGCTTTCTGGTTTTTCACTTCCATTGCGTCTCTGGCTCTCAGGAGCTCTGAGTTATTCTCCATAAGCTTAAGACTTACAATGTCCATCTGTTTCAGATTCTGTACGATTGCTGTGATACGTTCTTTCTTTTCTTCGGTCATATTTTTCACCTACCCTTCCGTTGTTTCGTATTGACTTTTCTTGCAACTTTTCCTATCCTTGTCTTACAGGGCACTGGCATACCCAAGTACGTAGAAAGGAGAAACATATGAAAAAATTTACTTATCCTTTATCAGATAGTGACATTGTTACTTTGACAAATGCTTTAACAGTGATGATGAATACGCTTCCTGACTCTGATTTAGCTTCACAAGATGTAATTGATAATTCCATATATTATGGAGAACAAGCATTTTACACATTATCAACACATAATCCGCAGATTTCTCGGAATCAAATTTCAGCCTTGTTTGTCGCACTTCAGATTGCAGATGGTATTATCTCTGGTGAAGTTCCGGCGGATGAAGAATCCAAGAAAATTTGTCAAAATTCTCTGTTTTCTATTCGAAAACTTCTTTCTGTTTTTGAGGATTACTTTGAGGCTTAGTATCTTTTTTGTATGACAACGAAACCATCACATCTTTCGCACGAAAATATGTTTTTAATTTTCGTGCGATTTTTTTATCCTTCATTTTATCACCTCGCTTTCTTGTTTCGTTTGAATACAGTATAGTTCTTTTTGAATACTTTGTCAACTTTATTTTGTTTCGTTTGAAAACTTTTTTTATTGACATTTTGGTTTTACGGTGCTATTCTTTGATTAAGTAATAGGAATTGGAGGTGAAATTAAGTGACACAAGGAGAACGAGTCAAGATGGTTCGCGATAGGGCACAGTTGACCATGGAGCAGTTCGGAAATCGTATTGGTGGTGTTTCAAAATCTACTATATCTAATATAGAAAATGATAACCGGAACCTCACCGAACATATGCTTAAGTCTATTTGCCGCGAGTTTGATGTGAACGAAAAGTGGCTCAAAACTGGTGAGGGGGATATGCCCCGGAAGCTTTCTGAGGAAGAAGAGGTTGCTGCGCTGGTCAGCGATCTGTTGGAAGATGGGAAGACGAATCCATTTTACGAAATAATATTGGAGATTGTTCAGACATATAATGAACTTTCTCCGGCCAGTCAGAAGGTGCTCCAGGAAGCCAGCAAGAAGTTAGTGGAAAATCTGAGCAAAAAGAAAGAGGGCTAACGCCCCCTCTTCTCTTCGAGATGTTTCCGGTCCAAATGTTTCCGGATGATCACACATAATTGCTTTAAAAATATTTCATCTGAGTCATCCAGCTTGGCCAACATTTCACTGATGTACTGTTTGGTGTTTTCCACATTCTTCATACGTATGTACCTCCGCTTTCGTTTTTTAGCTATTTGCCTTTTGTTCACCTTAATTGTATGCATTGGCAATTACTGGTAGAACTGAAAATCTCGAAAACTTTACTTTTTATGTGATATTCAGTTATAAAGAAAGATGTTTCTATATATAATACGAAATTCGGAGGGCATTATTTAATTTTCAATCACAATCGTCCAGCATACTGGACACTTTTTTTACTATTTGTACGGAGAATCGAATAAATCTACCATCCCTACCTTCAATGCCCGGGCAATCCTTTCCAAGTTGTCCAATGTCGGGGAATATTTCTCAGTCATGATGTTATTGATCGTGGATTTCGGGATGCCTGTTAGATTGGATAACTGCCGTACAGATATATTTTTCTCATACATAACTTTTGTCAGTAGCATTTTCATGTCATTAGTATGTAATGTATTTCTATTTTTATACTTAATTAATTCGCTTCGGCGTTTTAATAAAACTATGTAAGGAGGGAAAGCGTATGAAAAACGCATCAAAGAAACATGTTGTCTCAATATTTGCAACTTTTTGTTTGCTTTTATTGTTAAGCATTCCGGTTCATGCAAAAACTTTTGAAGTTTCTGTTGGAAAGGAAATCAAGTTATCATTTCCCAGTGCTTTCGGGCAAAGTATACAGTGGCGTGTCGAAGACCCTTCTAAATTATCCATTGTTACCGCCTATTCAGGTCTGGTTGCTGCTGATAATGCTTTCCGATCAGAATATGGCGTTATACTCAAAGGTGTTTCTCTCGGCACGACAGAAGTTAAAGCCTATAATACCGATAGTGGAATGTTGCTATGTACCGCAACCGTCAAAATTGTTCCAGCCATTGACTTCAAGCTGAAATATGACACTGTTTTTCTTGCTTCCGGGCAAACAATTCAGCTACAGGCATTAAATGTTCCAGCAGGAGCCTCACTAATATGGAAAAGTGATAATCGATACTCAACTGTTTCTTCAACTGGATTAGTGACTTGTGTTTCTCCTTTGCAGGTGACAACTGTAACATGCAGTACCTCTGATGGTGAGTATACCGCAACTTGTAAAGTTATAGGAAGCATACCGACAAACATCAGTTCCAGAACAATGACCGTAGGAAGCTCCGATAAGCTTACATATTCTCTCAATGTAATTTCCAATCCTGGCTCAATATCAACCAAATGGGAAAGCAACAATTCAAGGGTTGTAACTGTCAATTCTTCCGGAGAGATCAAGGCCTTGGCTGCTGGTTCGGCAAAGGTTACTTGTGAAATCGGTAACCGCACACTTAATTACATTATTTATGTGTCACCTGTGCCAACAGCCACACCAAAACCAGCAAATCCTGGTTCCCAAAAAATTTCCATTTCCAAGGCAACTGTAAGTAATATTAAAGCTCAGGTTTATAATGGAAAGATAAAGAAGCCAGCTCCCGTAGTTTCTTACAATGGTAAAACCCTCACTGCTTCCAAGGACTACGTGGTGCAGTATTGGCTGAATAGATATCCGGGCCGTGCAAAATGTGCCATTAAAGGCAGAGGGAACTATAGCGGAGTGAAATATGTATACTTCTATATTTCTCCGCAGAAGCAGACTATCAGAAGTCTTACTTCTCCCAGATCTAAAGCTGTAGTGGTAAAATTTAAAAAGGTTTATGGGCAGAATGGAGTGCAGGTTTGCTATTCTACAGACAAATCATTTAAAGGTGCCAAGTATGCGGTATCAGGCGGTACCTCAAAAACACTCATTAACCTGCGGAGCAAGAAGACATATTACTTTAAAATACGTGCATATAGAACTGTAAATGGAAAGAAAGTCTATGGTCCTTACAGTGCTGTAAAGAGTATTAAGATTAAATAATATAAAAAACCGCCCCGGTGCTGGTAACACTGGAGCGGCAAGCACATCCGGAGATGTACACTATCAAACGCAAAGATATTGTATCACCTTCGGAAACAGCACGCAAGTGTAATATTTGCGTGGCTGTTATTTTTGTACCCATTTTTGCCCGATTGCGCGGGCGCAATTATAAAGGAGGATGATACCATGTGGGTTGAAGAATCGAAAAATGGAAAATTCAAATTCTGTGAGCGTTATGAGGACTATTTGACCGGAAAAACAAAACGTGTATCTGTCACAATGGACAAGAATACCCCTCAGTCCAGAAAAACAGCGCAGAAGACCCTGGAATTAAAAATCCAGCAGGCTATGGGAGCCCGTCCAGATCATCAGTGCACCTTAAAAGAATTGGTTGAGGAATATAGAAAAGATCAGAAAAAGACAGTTAAGCAATCTACCTATTCCCGAAATTATTTTGCCTGCAATGCCATTATGAAAATGCTTGGTGAAAATACAATCGTGGAGCATATGACCGCAAAATATGTTCGGAGCAAGTTTCGTGATTCTGGAAAAGAAAACAGTACTTTAAACGAACACCTTACCCGTTTCCGCGCTCTGATCCGTTGGGGATATAGCAACGATATGCTTAGTGATATTACTTTTCTGGCGAAAATAGAACCATTCAAGGATCTTCCTCACAAGCAGAAAATACAGGATAAGTACCTGGAAGCTGATCAGCTAAAAGCCTTATTGGATGGAATGAATAATCCGCTTTGGCGTCTTTGTACTGAATTTATGGCACTGTCAGGTTTACGAATCGGAGAAGTTATAGCCCTGGAACGTGCAGATGTAGACTTCAAAAATAATGTTATACACATAACCAAGAACTATGATTATATAAACCAAATTGTAACTCCTCCCAAAAGTTTCTGCTCCATCAGAGACGTTTATATGCAGGAAGAGCTGAAAGATGTATGTAAGCAGCTGAATGCACTTATGTTGCGACGCCGATTAATGTACAATGTGGGAAAACCTAATCTTTTTCTCTTTTCCAGAAACGGTACTTACATACATTATTATTCTTACAATAAGTATCTGAAAGAAAATTCTTTCCGGATACTCGGACATGAAATTACGCCTCATGCACTCCGGCATACTCATGCCTCTCTTTTATTCGAACAGGGAATCAACATTGATACCATTTCCAGGCGATTAGGACATGAAAACAGCAAAGTCACAAAAGAAATCTATCTGCATGTTACCAAGAAGCTTACGGAGAAAGATAATGAACAGATTGCAAAAGTATCCATCTTTTAAAAACTGCCCCTTTTTTGCCCCTTTCTGACTGGAATCATACAGAAGACGTTTTGAAAAACCGCATAAAATCAATGGTTTGCGCAGATAATTTGGAAATTATTCAAGTCCCATCTTCCGCATTTTTTATTTTATTCAAGAAATGTTAATGGCCTGCAACATGCCTGTTTTGCAGGTCTTTTTTAATTTCATACAAAACGGACATGTTGCCTGCCGTAGACGACATCATAATTTATAAAGCATAACTATTGCACGCCTATGGATGCCCTCGCAGCTGTCGACCGCATTCGTAATCCGGGTTGCCATGCTTACTCACAGGCTTTCGATCATGCAGGCATGGCTTATTCTTGGACACCTTCTGGAACTTTCATAATAAAATACCACCCATAATTTGTTTCCTGTTTTAACCAGGTGCAAATTACGGATGGTATTCTTTTTATCTTAGAAAAATTTTCCTTACTTCGGCAGTTCCGTCACCGTCTCCAGCTTAAAGCCTTCCCACATATCCGCGGAAATATTCCACTCTCTTAAATCCGTAACGATCTTATGATAAAAAGCCTGTCCGCCGCGGACAATGTCATAAGTACGCGCATCCCCTCTTGCTTCCAAGTGACGGCCAAAGCTGCAGTTGGTCACATCCTCAGGACCATAGTCATCCACATCCCCGCCTGGCCAGAAAATATACAGCCGCGGAATGTCATCAATCTGGCGAAGATCAATGCCTGCCAGCCTTAAGAACTTCTTGCCCACAGATTCATGCGCCGTAAACACATGGGAATAGCGCCATACCGTTCTTGTAAAATCAGACACGCGGAACTGTCCAAGCCAGTCCTCGTCCATCATTCCGTCCTGGGTCTCTCTGGATACGATCACCACTATAGGGAATAACCGTTCCGGATCTTTCAGTGCCGTAAGAAGGTTTCCAAACATTTCCTCTCTTATAATGCGGCGTCTGTTGGAGCACTCGGTTCCATTGACAATTCCGATATTGTCAACAATTGTCTTGTAATATCCTGGATAGCTGAAAAATGTAACCCCCGGATCCTGAATGGTATGCTCCCGCTCCGGCTGCGCATATCCGTTGCAAACCTTCAAGATGACTTCTTCCTGCCTGGAAACCTCAAGTCCTGCCTCTGAATACCAGATGCGGCCGCCCACCTCCATATCCATATGCCTTACGTGCATATTCAGACGGCGATTGGCAGGATCATAATTCACAGCTACATGATAGGCCAGAATATCCGCATGATAGGTGCTGGTCTTCTGGGGCATTCCTTTAAACAAAACGCCATATTTGCCCACGATCCAGCTGTAAATGCCGTCTGCTGCCTGCTGGAAAATCTCGGAAGCAGAAGCAGAAGTTCCCTCCTTCAGACGGCTTCCGTCTACCTTTGTGCACATCTGGAATACATTGTGCCGAATCAGCGGCTTCATTTCGTAATGCCAGGACTCTCCAAGGCTTTCCTCACGGCCATCATTGTATACGTCACGTTCCTTAAAAATAGCACTTAAGCGGCTGTCATGAAACTGGCTGTCGTTTAACAGCGCAATAATGGTATTTACATTGATCGGCACCTTGCGGCTGCGGTGAAGCAGCTGATCCACCAGAGTCTGCTTGCTGGTCTTGTAAATACGCTTGGCCAGATTCTCCACCTGCAGATTACAGTCCTCATCCAGAAGCTGTGCCACCTCAGGATAGAGCTGTCCCTCTCCAAGCTTCAAACGAAAATGGCTCTTGATCATATCGCTCCATCTTCCGGATTTGTAAAGGGAATGTCCAAGATCCTCAAACAGGGTTACCATGGATTTATCACAAAGCTCCAACGTCGCCAGAATGCTGTTAAAATACCGGGAAAATCCCTTGTAGTTCTTCCACAGCTCTTCTCCCTTGTACCGCATGTCATGCTCAATCTCATGCCAGCCTTCGAAAAACATGGTCTTGATCTGGATTTCAAAGGTATCATCAATATACATATCCCATGTCTCCGGGGAAATCTCAGATCTTAAATATTCAGGAAGCCTGCACACACCGTTTAGCTTGGTGGGCTTAAACTCCTCCTCACTGCGCTCGGAAGTGGACCATCCGATCACATCAAAGGTATTCTCCACAATATTCTGGCAAATCTCCACATCATCATCAAAGTACAGATTGATCCGGACACCCACCAGATCCTGAAGCTTCTTATTCTCTGCGCCATAATCCTTCAGGGCAAATTTATGAGCCATGGAGGATGCGGTCTTAATCCTGGAAAAAACCCTGTAATATAAGCCGCACTGCTCCAGACGGTCACTGATAATGCGCTTCAGATCCTGTTCCACAATAGCCGGAACCTTCACCTTAGCAGCCAATTCCTCCTTTGTGAAAATTACTCGTTTCTGTTCACTCACTAATTCTACACCACCAATTTATTCTACATTTCTTACGTTCTTTTAAACAATACATGTCAGAAACCATTTTTCTTTTCGTTTCTGTCACTAAACATACACTTCAGTATACCAGAATTTCAACAAATAAAAAAGGGATAATCCGAAATATCATGGAAAAAATTAAGGATAAGATTTTTACAAAAAGCAGTTGCTTTTTCGCCAGCTATGGAATATACTTGTCTGAACATCTGAAAAATCTTTATTCCAATCTGAAAATGAATTCTGTTTTCGTTTTATGTTCCAGACTTTTATGAAAATTGAATAGACTTTATACTTTGGCTGTGATATAGTATATCTAAACAATATTTCGTATCTGAAATGTATTTTTCTAAAAGGAGGTGTATTTCCCATGATCGATCCCGAATTAAAAGATGTTCTTCTTAACATTAACCAGAATGTTATCACCTTGCAGGTAGGAATGAATGAACTGCGTTTTGATGTGAATGAGCTGAAGTCCGACGTAACTATACTGAAGTCCCAAATGGTTGAGCTGCGCTCTGATGTAGCTAAGCTGGAATCCAGAATGGATAGACTGGAATCCAGGATGGATAAACTGGAATCCAAAGTAGATAAGCTGGAATCCAAAGTAGATAAACTGGAATCCAAAGTAGATAAGCTGGAATCCAGGATGGATACCCTTGACGACTCTGTACACAAGATCCACTTAACGCTGGAAAACGAAACCAACCGCAAGATCAGCGTCCTCTTCGATTCCCGCGTTGATGAAATACGTCACCGTCAGGAAAACGCTGAAACACGCGAAAAGGTTGCCAACCTGGAAATGCGGGTTGACAACCTTGAAAAAACTGTAATAGCATCCTGA